TCTAAATCTAAATCAACATGCATTTCTAATAATTCATATTGACCTGAGTATTCAGATTTTTGTACGCCCTCTAACTCGTCGTACTTTTCTTGGATGTCAGAATACGAAGAATATAATTCGTCGTTGTCGTCAATTTCTATATCTCTATAGAAACCAGAAATCATTTGTCTCTTCAAATCGTTCGGAGAAATTTTTATAACGTGAGTGATTCTTTCTGCATCTTCTAATTCTGATGCGCCGTAGTTCACAACAAGATCTTCACTCGGAATAAATTTTGCACACGGTCTTCCCATGTTGCCATCGTAGTAAACTTTTTTAAACGCACTTCCTGCAAGCGGTAAGTGAAATAACATTTGATCCATCTCAGGATCGTATTCTTTCATCTGATAAGTTATCTCATAGTTCATAAACTCTTTGACTCGTTCGGCTTGTTCTTCTACCTCTGGTGTCGCTGCACCGACGATAGATGTTTTAACGGGACCACCCGCAGGCAGAAGTTCTTTATATGCTCCTGCTTGAAACTGCGTGACGGCCTCTGCGAGTAGTGGATGAGAAACTGATGCTGCTCCTCTAAAAGGATCGGAGCGTTCTATGTATTTAAAACCTAAAAGGTCTAATCCTCTAATGTAAGATTGCTCCCAATCTTTTCTAGAGGTGTGATCGACAGAGAACTGTGATCGTAATTCGTTTGATAATTTTGCGAGAATCTCCTCTTCTATTTCTTCAGCTAAATTGCTGGCGAACCCTTCTGCTGTGCCCTCGGGCGACGGACCAAGAGAGGCTATTTCATCACTCTCTTCTCCTTCAATCTCAACTGCAAGGTCTGCATCTTGCACTGCTTGTTCTAAATTTGAAACTTCTTCTTCGACACCCGTCGGTGCCCCGTTTAATGTTTTATCAACTTCTGCCATTTAATCTTTATACCCTAAGATCCATAAAAAGCAATCTTACGCTTTGGTCTCCAATCCACGGGTTCGTCGTCCTCGTGAATCAATGCACCGAACTGTCGGTAACGCATTAATGCTTGTGTCATACTATCAACGTAGTCGTCGTTTCTACCATAAGGGAAAGCAGCACATTCTTCAATAACTTCTTCTGCCCATTTGTAATTAGGATACCAAATCATTCCACTTTCAAAAAGTGGAGAGACGGAGTTGACTCTGACCATTTTGTCGTTTCCTCTACTCGGTGTAAAATTAATCACAGGGATACCCATGGATTGTAGCTCGTGTGTTAGAGGAAGACCACTGGCTTTCGCCTCAATGATAATCTGTTCTGGTTGCCAATAATCATTCTTCTCTAATGCAATTCTTTTTAGCTCAGGGAAATCCCATCTACCTTTGTCGGCCTCCATTAAAATAACATTCTGTTTACCTGTCACCTCGTTGTGAAAAACTCCCCATGTTGTAATCGCTGAGAAGTCTGCTGTCGTCTTACTTGAAAAAGCTGTATCATAACTTTGTATGATATATTGCAACGGTGGTTGTTCTCTTTCCCAACATTGCCACCACTCTCGTTTAATAATACTTGTCTCTTCTGATGTCGGTTGTTGTTGCCACTGTGCGTTCCACTTGGCAACGGGCAAGGAAGCTTTGACTGCATCGAGTTGATCCTTCTTCCAATACTCTGGCCATTGCGGTTGTCCGTCGTCCGTGATTGCTGGGAAGTCTACAATCTCCCACTTGTCAGCTAGTGGATCTTTCGATTGTGCTTCCATTAATCTTTCTGTTAGATCGTCCTCGGACCAACGAGTCATGACCACGACGATTGATCCGCCTGGTTGAAGACGCTGACGAGGTCCTGAGGTGTACCACTCCCATGCGTTCTCCATAGAAGTTTTCGATAAAGCGTCTTGTTCGGAATGTGGATCGTCGATAATGAGTAAATCTGCACCTCTACCTGTTATTGAACCACCGACACCGGCCGCAAAATACTAGCCTCCATGATTTGTTTCCCATCGACCTGCTGCCTGTGAGTCCGCACGTAGTTCACTTTCGGGGAAGATGGAACGATACTCTACTTCGTTCATCAAGTTTCTGACTTTACGACCAAAACGATATGCTAACTCTGCTGTATGGGTGGTTTGGATAATTTTCAATTTAGGGTTATGCCCCATCATCCATGCAGGGAAGAGATAACTAGCAAATTCTGACTTAGTATGTCGGGGTGGCATGTTGACAATCAATCTAGAAATTTTTTTATCCCTGATGGCTTCTAGTTTTTTTGCAATGATTTTATGGTGTCCCCCCTCGATGAAGTCGGGCCATATGGATTTTACAAAATTGCCAAAGGAGTCCCTTGCATTTTTAGCAGATTCTAATTGAAACTTTTTGAGTTCTAGCTTTTTCAGGAACAAGCGTTGATCTTCCTGAGACATGGAACCCAGATTTGAAAGAAAATCGGTCATCTTTTGCCTATATATTTATATATATAGTCACCTATATACAATGTCAAATTTAGGGGGGATACCCTACTTCAGTAATTTATATTGTATATTTCATATTCCTTTAGTATCTCTCGCGATTTTTGGCAGGCAGGCGCGTAATAATTTATTACGGCTCATGGATCACGGAACACGGCGCAGGGAGCTATGCGCTAACCGATAGTAATATTTTATTACTTGTTGTTAATTGTTCCTCTTGGTGTTGTTGGTTGGTGTCAATGAGCCATGAATAATTAATCACGGCTCACGAATAATTTAATTATAAATAAACGGCTCTAATATAAATTATAGCCATTATTACACCGATAATTATAAAAGCAGTAATCATAATTATATAGACGGATTAATTTATTATTTATTCCATGTTATAGGATTTTATATAGATGATAAATCATACACTGAACATTTTAAATGGCTCTCTATGGCTCTTAAAACGGGAAAAAAGAAGTAATAAATATCAAATTTTTTTTATTCTTTGACGACGGCTAACGGCAAGTTAAAAAAAGGCGCAAATATTAAAAAAAGCTAATTAATTCAATAAGATTAAATCATATAGATAAACATATAATTTTTTATAAATGTTTATTTATTTATATGGGTTTTTCTATATATTTAAATCAGAAATAAAGAATATTCAGAAAGGAAAATAGACTAATGAATATTAACTTAAAACAACTTATTAATATTTTATCAAATGATAATATTAGTAAGCAAGAAAAAGAAAAATATTTTAATTTCTTTTTTTCTAATAGAAATGCTGATTGGGTTGAAAAATCAAAAAACTTAATTGCATTTTTTTATAGTGAAACAAAAATTCACAATAAACAAAAAGCGCTTATAAAAATCTTATCCAACAGATTAGAAAATGAAAGTTTTTCAATCTTTTGGTGTAATTATTATAATGAACCCGTTTTCGATTTCTACGGTGATGTTTATTATGATGATGAGGGCTTCACAATTAGCGAGGGCGCATATTCTGATGCTTATTGTCATTGTGAGGGTTGCGACACTACAATTCATTACGATAATTCAACTTATATTACTGATGCCCATTATTGCAATTCGTGTAGGGATAACGATTTTTATTTTTGTAATAATTGTGATGAGTGGATTAGCCATGATAATTGTTGCGGATGTGATGATAGCCAAGATGATGACCACAACTTATTCGCTTATAATTACAGAATAGCGCTTCAAAATTATGGTCAATCAAAATTGAAGTATGGGATTGAATTGGAGCTTGAAGTAAGATCAGATTTTTACAGATTTGATATTGTTGAAGAACTTCACGATATAATGAAAAAAGACGCGATTTGTAAACGCGACGGCTCACTTGATGAAGAAAACGGCTTCGAACTTGTTTCAACTAATGCTGATTTTAATTATCATAAAAATATTATGTGGAATAATTTTTTTAAATTAAATTTGCATGAGAAAGTTAAGGGATATCATGGTCATCAGACAGGCTATCATATACACTTTTCAAGAGAGCCTTTTTCAGTTCCAGAAATGAAGCGCTTAAATGCTTTCTATCACAATCCAGAAAATAGAAGTTTTTTAGTGGATATTTCTGGACGAACTACAACTTATGCTAAATATTTAAATGATATTACTATTGAAAATGATATTGAAACTTATGGGGATGATTTCAAATTTAGAGCCATAAACTTCAATAATAGAGATACAATAGAAGTGAGAATATTTAGATCAAATCTTAAACCAATTTCATTTTTTCGTAATCTGGAATTGGTGCATAGTATCAATCAATTTATTTTAAATAGCGCTGATAGTATCAAATATACAGAATATTTTGATTTTCTTTTAAACAATCCAACAAAGGATTATATTAATCTTTTGTTATGGCTTGATGATAAAGAATATTTCAGTCATTTAGAACATATTGAAGATTTTAAAACCAGATACAATGATTTTAAAAATCTTGTTATGGATTTTAAAAGAGATAATCAAGAATTAATTTTATTAGAAAGTGAGAATAATTAAAATGTGCTTAATCATTTTAGTAAACAATACTAAGTCATTATCTTTTAAAGATATGGAAACGGCTTATAAAAGAAATTCCGACGGCTTCGGGATTATGTATATGAATAAAGAAAATAAATTTGTTTCAGATAAGTTTACTCCAAAAAACTTTAATGAAATAAAAAACTTTTTTAATGTTCATAAAGTAAACGCAAAAAATCAAATTGCTATTCATTTCAGATTTACAACAGAAGGCAAAACAAATAAGAAAAATTGTCATCCGTTCATAAGTTATAAAACTGAACAAAGGCAAATAGGATTTATGCACAACGGCGCTAGATTGCCTATACCTTTAATTAATAAAAATTATTCTGATACATGGCATTTTAACGAACATTATTTAAAAGCCGTATTAAGAAAAAATCCTAATCTTATTTTAAATAGTGATTATCAATCAGAATTAGAAGATCATATAGATCAAGATAAAATGATTTTCTTAGATAGTAAGTCAGAAAAATTTATTATCATTAATGAAACAATAGGTAATTATCGTGGTGGTAATTGGTTTTCAAATGACTATTGGCAGAATATACCAAAGATAAGCTATCGTGTTGATAATGATTTTAATTATTATGGTAATAACCATATTTTAGAAAAATCATTAAATAATTATCAGATTGATTTCTTATCAGATGATGAAATTAAAAAATCCGATAATCAGTCAATATATGATTTTGTAGATGACTGCTTTTATAGTGAGGATATGAGCCCAATATATAATCTGGTCGATAGGTATAAAAAGAAAGTATCTTAAATTTATTCAATAGCCTTTTAAATAGGGCTATTGACTAGATTTAAATATATAAAATCCTAGTGATAGATCATACCAGAAATATTTTTTATATATCTGTATGGCTATTAAAACGGAAAAATATTATCTAGTAGAGAGAGAGAAATATAAAAATCATGCAATATAATAATTATATGGGTTATGATATTTTTATAGAGCCTATGAACAGAAACGGATTTATAAACGTTAAGGCAGTTCACCCTTATAAAGATATTATCATTAAAAGATCATATATGGATCACAGTCGAAGTTTTATATCTCAAGATATAAGACAAGAGATCAAATACCTAGAAAGGATAAAAGACTAAATGACATCAAATCAATTAGATTTATTTTATGATTATGATTTTTATAACTCATATTCATTTGACCATTTAGCCTGAATTAAAATTTATAAAGTAATATTTTATTACTGCTGGAGTTAGCTCTGGCAGTAATATTTTATTACAATCTAAAATTTTTCTGGAAAAATTAAATTAAATTAATTGAGGTCGGGCACAAGCACAGGGACAGGGACAGGGACA